GTTAACGCAGGCGATTGGGGTACCCCTAGGGACGACTCTAAAAAAGACAACTGGCCAAAATACTCTTCTGCTTTGGATCTAATTGAGGAAATTCCTGATGTTGCTCTGGTGGATGGCAGATTCCGAATGGCCTGTGCAATAAAAATGTACAGTAAGCTAAAAAAAGGAGTACTACTTGTTCATGACTATGCTAGAGAGCAATATCATGTTATAGAAGAGTTGTTCGAGCTGATTGAACGTAAAGATAACCTGGCTGCTTTTAGGAAAAAGGAAGGTTTGGAAGATAAAGCTGCTGAAATGTACGAAAATTACAAATTCAAGGTTGATTAATTTTTACACTAAAAAAATTTACAAAAGCAGCATTTCACTGACTTGTGCGGCTGTTTTGTTTAATTTCTTTACTGGAAAATTATCATAAACTACAAATCTAGATGTATCGGTAGGAATTAAATCTACGTCAGGTCTTTGCTCTGGATTAATGAAACCGTACAGCGGCATGTGTATTTTTGTGTCAGCTTCTCCAAAGTAAGCAGCTAGATAACTAAACGTCGACACAGATATTGCTTTGTTTTTGGCGCGTCTTATAAGCTCAAATTCATAATTTGCAGAAGGATTCGGATCAATGTATTCCGCACCAGGAAAACCTTTATTTAAATTATCTATGAACTCTTTTGTTCTTGGAAATATACCTGAAAACACAGGAAGCAGCCCGGTAGTTTCAACTATCTGTCTATAGAAAGATAACGGTGGCTGTATGTAGTCTGTATGGTACGGAGCTAAATTCAATATTTCATCTCTGTAGTTTAAATTAATTAAAAGTTTATCTTCGCCTACGACCGGAGTTTCTACCGTGTTCTGAAACAACTCTTTAAGTTCTACGAAATATTCTTCGTATAGCTTTATATTACATGTCACGTTAGATATGAGCACATCTAAAAATTGTTCGTTATTTATCTCCAATTCTTTTGCAATCTGTTCAATTTTTTCACGTGTAACAATTTCTTTTTTATCTATCACAATGTGAGGATTTTTTGATACTTTATAATTTAGTTTAAAATTAAACATCGATAAAAAATCACGGTTTTGCGCGTATATTTTTGAGTTGCGTGATTCTTGACACAATACGTGGGCTAACATGTAGCTAAAAATTTGATACCCCAGCTTTCCGAAGCGTGCAATAATTATTGAATTCATAAGTTTAGAAGTTTTGCAGAGTTCAAGAGATAGTAAACCAAAATTTTAATTTTTTTACAACTATTTTATAACTGATAATATTTATTGCATTGCTCTTTTTAATCCGTATATTCAACAGGATATGCCTACTGCCTTACATTACCTTGGTGCTCCGCACACTGCAAATTATGTAAATAATATTTTTTTAGATTGTGGATTTCATTTGGGGGAAGGACTATTGCAGTTCATTGATATCTTGAATATAGCCTATGAAGATTGGTTAGTTTACACTTTTGAGGCAAATCCTTTTTGTGAAATGTCAAAAAAAATATGTAAATTTACCCATATAAAAGCAATTCCGTGCGAGGCTGCAGTGTGGATAAATGACGGTGAAACTTTATTTAATTGTGAAAATCAAAACGCATCAAATTCACCAAAAAATAACAGTACGCATATTAACGACGGATGGGGGTCAGCAATTTCTGACTTAAACAGCGTACACACGTTTTCTACGCAAGTATTTGTTAAGACTATAGACTTTTCAAAATTTGTAAATAATTTAACCGCAAAAAACATATTTTGTAAAATGGATATAGAAGGCGCAGAATTTCCAGTTTTGCGTAAAATGATAAATGATTGCACAATATCAAATATAAAAAAAATTTGGGTGGAATGGCATGATGTGGATATGCCTACAGAGTGTTTGGAATCTAGATTGCAGCTAATAGAAGATTTAAAGAAGCATACAGAGGTTGTAGACTGGCACTAACACTAGGAAATAAAGACCTACACACATGTAAGAAATATAACTTCATAGTTGATTAACACTTTGATCCAAGTATAGTCAATCTACTATGCCTACTAACTTACACTGCCTTGGTGTTCCGCACACCGTAACTCACCCCGATTACTCAGCATGTGCTTTTACTCAGAAAGTGCTTAAATTCTTGGAGATGTACAAGGATGATCCTAATTATAAGACAATTCATTATGGTCATCCTGATTCAATAACATCTGCGCATGAACAGGTTAATGTAACAAATAACGATATATTACAGCAAACATACGGTAACTATGACTGGCGTAAAAATCAATTTAAACACGATTCAAGCGATTTAGCGCACAAGGTGTTTAATATATGGGCAGCTAAGGCAATCCTTGAGCGTAAACAAAAAGGAGATTTGGTTTTGGCTTTTTGGGGAGGTACATCTCAAGCCTGTTTTGACGCAAACAAAGATAACGATCTAATTGTTGTTGAGCCTGGCATCGGCTCCGCAGGGGCGTTTGCCAAATTTAGATGTTATGAGTCTTATCCGTTAAGGGCAGCTTTTGTGGGAACTGGCGGCGTGGCTAGGTGTTACCCTGAATGGTATTGGAGGGTAGTTCCAAATTACTTTGATCTTAGAAATTTTGAAACCACGCTAGAGCGTGAAGATTATGCTTTATATATTGGTAGGATTGGAAGAAATAAGGGGCTAGATATTGCTATTGATGCATGTAATCGCATGGGCATTAAACTTAAAATTGCAGGGCAGGGAGGACCAGATGGTGTAGGCCTAAGCGAGTGGCCCTCGCACGTGGAATTTGTGGGTTACGCAGATATTGAAAAGCGTAAAGAGCTTATGGGTAAAGCTAAGTTTGGTTTTCTGCTCAGTACGTATTGGGAGCCCTTTGGCGGCACTGCGGTTGAGATGATGCTTAGCGGTTGCGTGCCTATTCTTAGTGATATGGGAGCTATGACAGAATATTGCGTGGACGGACTAAACGGATTTAGGTGCAATACTATGGGGGACATTTTGAGAGCTATAAGACTTGTCGATACTATAGACCGCAAACGTATGGTTCAGTTTGCCAGAGACAACTTCAGCCTTGAAAACGTTAAGCCTAAATTTGATAGAGCTTTTGATGACTTCAAAGATGTTTTTAATGCTAAAGGTTGGTACGAAGATCACAACCGCCCGTTAAGCGTGGGGCAAGGATTAAATTATCGTGCTTTGTATGCATAAAATAATCTATAGACTATCGGACTCAAGATATAAATCAACCTACATCAAATATGCACAATAATAATTTAGATGCTGTGGTGCTGTACAGTGCAAACGATTATAGATTTTTTAAACCTTGCATACAAAACTTACTAGACTCAGGCATGAGAGTGCATGTAGTTACATACACCCATATGTTTGGAGGACATACAGAAAATATTGATCTACTGAATAAGTCAGAGCAAATTTTTCAAAAAAATAAAAATTATAAGCAATATTTAATTCCCTGGCATGAAGGTAAATCTCCGTGGTATTGGGAGGGCTATGGTCGACATTTCGCGACACAGCAAATTTTAAACGACAGTAGCTATATTCTATATATAGATATAGATGAAATAATTGAATCTGAAAAATTTAAAACTTGGCTTAACACAGAAGAGTATAAAAACTATGATGCGCTTAGGCTAGCTAATTATTGGTATTGGAGAGAACCTATATACCGGGCAAATAAGCTGGAAGACAGCGCGGTTTTTATTAAGACAGAAATAGCTAAAGCATTACCTTTACGCGAGCGCGGAAGAGATTTTTATTTTAACAGTGCTGCGAGCAGAGCCAACTTTGTTAATAATCAAGATCCTCTAGTTCATCATTATTCCTGGGTGAGAACAGAGGAAGAAATGCTACGCAAGGTGAGCAACTGGGGACATTCTAGTGATAAACCCAATTGGAAAGATTTGGTCAAAGAAGAATTTTCAAGAGGATTTAACGGTACAGATTTTGTGCACAATTACAGTTACACACAGGTTGAGAATATTTTTAATATATGAAAAATATTAAATTCAAAAAAGTAATTATATGGGGCTATCCGTTATACTCTCACACGCATTCATTTGTACACTATGGTTGGCACAAAGCATTTAAATCTTTAGGTTATGAGACCTATTGGTTTGATGATAATAACTTTCCCGAAGACTTTGACTTTAATGAATGCTTGTTTATAACCGAAGGCTATGCGGATAAAAAAATACCTTTATTAAAAAGCTCAATATATTTTGTGCATATCTGCGTAGACCCTGCCAAATATTTGGCTGCAGGAAGCAGGCTTGTGGACATCAGGTTTAATCTTAAAAAAACAAAAGATTTTTCTTATGATTATACAAGACCTGACGACAAATTGACTAAGCTGGACGCTTTTACTTTTTATGAAAAAAACGCAAATGATTTTGCTTTAGTTGAGAAGTACAGAAAGGAAGTGTCGGGATATGAGGCTGTTTATATGTACTGGGCTACAGATTTTCTTCCTAGTGATATAGATTTTACTGATGCATTTATCGAGAGAACCCGTGTTGTGTATCATGTAGGCAGCTACTGGAGCGCAAATAACCGAGAACTTCAGCTTTTCTGGAAATCTTTAAAAGCGCAAGGCTTGTCACTGGAGATAAGAGACCCTTGGAAAATTAAAACTACCAACGAAGAGGCAGTTAAGTTGGTACAGCAGTCTTATATTGCGCCAGATATTCGTGGCTCTGGAGTTACGTGTGATGATTCGTCTGCAGAAGAGTGCAGTCATTTAAACATAGGGTATATACCTTGTAGAATATTTAAAAACATGAGCTATGGTCAACTTGGAATAACAAACTCGTATGCGGTAAAGGAACTCATGGGAGACTTTGTGGTATATTCTAATGATGTAGAAGAGTTGCTTGAATGCTCCGAACCACATCGAAAAAACTATGAAAAAATATTAGCGGGTATGGCTTACGTGAGAGACAACCATACTTTTGTAAATCGCGCGCAAACACTATTGAAGCTTTTAGATTAAAATGAAATTTAATGAAAACGTTACCTTGCTGTACTTTGACGGTATTCCTTCAAGATATGAGGTAGGTAAAAAATTATTTAACCGGTTAAAGGAAATTCTAAACTGCGACAAGGCTGTATTTGTTACTTTGGACGGCGATTACAATGCTGCGTTAAAATGGGAAATTGGTGGAGCTCTTGATTATTTTAATACCTCACACATGCTGAAATGTACATGGGATGGATTTGTTATTAACCCTCATCTATGGGACGACTCTTGGCTTGCTTATGATATGATAGGTTCTCCTTGGCCTGAGATGTGTAATTTTAATAACAGAGTAGGAAATACCGGGTTTTCTTTACAGAGCAGGCACTTCCTGGAGACAGCTAAAAAACACGGAGAAAGCCATTATGCTTATGGCACGCATTCAGATGTGTGGCTGTGTCAAACCATGTACGAGACCTTCAAGAAAGATGGAGTCAAATATGCTCCGGTGAGTGTGGCGGCTAAGTTTGGCTGGGAGAGTTATATTGAATCAGGAGAAAATGGTCCTGATAAATCTTTTGGCTTTCATGGTTTTGGAGTAGGTAAGAATAAGGAAACTTACTATAACAATATTTTAAACCCAAAATAACTGAGAGACAGCTTTAATTCCTTCTGATATAATCAGAGAAAATAACCTTATAAGTATATGCCTAGAAAAATTACTCACTCTGGTCTTTTAGCTGACAGACCTAACCCGCTGAGCGTTCCTAACTCGTATTATTTTGCTACTGACGAGGGTAAATACTATTCTGCAGAAGGAGAAAGATGGGTAGAACGCATTGTAGATATCGATGATCTTGCACCAGACACAGAAGCTTATCTTGCTTGCGGTATTACTCATACAGGAGCAATTGATCCTATTAAAATAGGAGCTGGTCCTGTAAGCAATTTGAGTGGTGAAATTACAGTGGCCGGTACATCTCAAAATGTCAGCGAAGCTAACGAAAATAGAAGGTATTTTATACTTCAAAACATCTCTGATACCGATATGTATGTGGGTGTAGGTTATACTCCTGCAGTAGGCTTAGGTTTGCTAATTGCTAAAAACGGAGGAACTCTTACATGTGATTCTTTTGTTCCTTCAGAAGAAATTAATGTTATCTGCAGTACGGTAGGTAAAAAGTTTACAGCATTTGAGGCGTAATTATGAGAATATTTAATCCTACAACTTCTTCTGGCGGTGCTGGTGGAGAAACTGGACCCACAGGAGCAACTGGAGTAACTGGGGCAACTGGAGCCCAGGGCGCAACTGGAGCAGCGCCAGATACTTCTAGTTTTGTACAGAAATCTGGAGACACAATGCAGGGCCGCCTAATCATGGCGGCAACCACAGCGCAACCAAAAGCCAACATTGGCAGCGCTTTGCCTAGCGCTACAATAAACTCGGCTATTGGCGGCGATCTTTGGATTAGCAATCAAAGCAAACTTACATTTTCTCCAATCACAGGAACTGCTGTGGCTGTTGCTGGGCTTAGTCAATCCAACCAATTTAATCAGCAACAAACCATTGGCGCTGGCACAGCGGTAACCTCGCTTGTGGTTAGCCCAAGCGGCACAGGTCGCGCTGCTACATTTGCTGCCGCATCCACGGCTCCAGCCGTTGCCATCACTCAGACTGGCGCAGGTGAAGCCTTCCGTGTTGAAGATGAAACCAGCCCGGATGCAACTCCGTTTGTAATTTCGTCTACTGGTCGTGTTGGGATTGGCGTTATTCCAGATGCAGAAGTTGCTCTTTCCGTAGATGCTGGGGGAATTAAATTTGGGGATGGCACTATCCAAACAACAGCTACACTTACAGGACCTACCGGAGCTACTGGTGCAGGTGCTACTGGCGCAACTGGAGAAGTAGGCTCTACAGGCGCTACGGGCCCGCAGGGAATTCAAGGACCTGGAGGAGGAGGAGGCGCGGGAGGATTGCTGTTTTATTTAAACCAGAACACAGCTCCAGACAACCCTACAGGATTGCCTACAACTAGCTCTGTAGTCACTGGGTTTGCAGTAAAAGAACTGGGTAGAATTGCCGACACAGTTCAAACAACTGTAACTACCCAAAATTTACCTACTGACGCATTTAATCTTGTAGCTGGGTTTGTCAGTGATGTCCAAGATCCTAATATCACAACTATCCCTCCTGGTTTATGGGATTTAAATTTCTGGGCTAGCAGCACAGCTAGTTATAACCATCAAACTATCGTACAGGTCAAAGCCTATGTTTATAATGGCATAACACTGGGCGAGCCTTTTGCTACGTCTGATGAGTTGTACATCTATGATCCCAGTGTTGTTGCTCAATACACAGCAAATCTTGTAGTTGGAGCAGGAGTAACAATAACATCCAGCGATCGTATCTACATCGAGATATGGGCTAAGGGTTCGTCCCCCAACTACACACTCACACTTAAATTTGGTGCAGTCACTCCTACGCATCTTCATACAACTATTCCTAGTGTAAGTGGTACAGGTATCGTGAAAGTTGAAAATGGTCTTTTCAAAACACCTGCTTCACTCATTGTTAATGCTGACATTGCTACAAATGCTGACATAGCTATCAGCAAAATAGCTGGGCTTACCCCGCAGGCTATAGGAGCATTCAGTACCTCTGATATTGTTGCTATTGAAAATGGCGGAACTGGCAAAAGCGCTCAAGAATTTGCACGTATTGAGATGGGAGGTTTTCAACAAGTAGACTGGGCGCAAACATCTATAGTTACGGGCGCCATGAACACAAGCGTAACCCCTAACACATTAACGTACACCAATCCCGGATTGCTTACATTTGATGGAGGAAGTCCAAGTGTTGGGGATACTGTTTTTTTGTCAGGGCAAACATCAACTTCAACTCCTAATACAGCAGCGCAGGGTCCATGGGAGGTTGTCACAGTAGGTACGGCGCAGGTTAATACTGTTTTAAAGCGTCCCTCTTGGTTTAGCGGCGTGGTTAAAAACATTGTACCTTGCGTGATTAAATATGGTCAAAATAATGCAGGTATTGTAAGAACTGTAGTGGGACCTACAACTCTAACTAAAACTGATATAACTGTAGGCACTTCTCTATTAACTGCGGTATCAATATCGCAAAGATCTTCAAATTACACCTCAAGCGGAGGTACTTTAAGTGGACGCGCTACATTTGCGGCAGGTACCGCCTCTACAAATCCTATTTCCTTTCAAGCAAGCACAACGCAATTAGCTACTCTACAAGCTCATGCTCTCGAGTGGGATAATAATTTGATGTATATTACGCCCGGAGCTTTGGCTACAGCTAATCTTAGAAGAACAATTAATGCTGGCTATATTCCTGCATTAACTAGCGCAGATATTCTTACTTTGGGGGCAGCGCAAGCTACAATACAGGCTAACGCATTGACATCTACAATGCATGGCGTATTAGGTCAGACAATTCTAGATGCTGTAAACGATGCTTTGTATGTTTGTACAGGTACAGGCGCGGCAGGTGCAGCTAAATGGAGAAAATTAACGCTATCTACTTTCTAGTATTATTTAATGGTATAATATATTGATATGGAAAAAACTATTAATAGGGTTAAAATTTTACCTGATGTAAATCTTCCGCTGGTGAGCGACGAGGTTATGCAGCAGCTAAAAAAATCCACCCAAAAAGTAGACAAAGTTTTAAGTACGCTAAAACGTGCTTTTACCGTTAAGAAATAATGAGCCTCTTATCAGACAATATAATCAAGCTGGCAAAATCGCTTGAATTAAAGCGTCTGATCGAGGCTAAAAAAAAGTCGGATAATAACGACTATGCTGGTAAGAATAGAATACTAGCCGACCTCCTTCAAAAGAGTCCTAGGCAATTTAAAGTGGATTCTGAGTTAGAAAGCGGAAAGTATGTAGGCATAACCCACAAGCCTTCGGGGTTTCAAATTCACGCCCCCAGGATGCTTGTTCCTGTGGGAATAGAAAACACAATGAAAAAAGCAGAAAAACAAGAAAGGGTTAGGGTGATCATTCCCTATAAAGGACAATATTTGCTAGAGAGATTAGCAAACCCGCAGTGGAAAGATAACTTTGGGAAAAGGAGGTTTATTGGTGGCGGAATTGAAGGAAATGAAACTCCTCAGCAGGCAGCCAGCAGAGAGCTAATGGAGGAGCTAGGAGTTGCTGTCAAGCCTGGCAGGTTTAGATATGTAGGCGTAGACCCTGCCAGTGGCCATCATTACCTAAGATTACCAAAACACAATATTCAACCTGGTAGATATAAAGCATCTGTGGGTTCAGATCCGTTTATTCATCTTGAGCACGGATTGCCTCATGGCTCAGATTACATTGGCCCAGATATCAAAACATTAAAAAAACATTGATATTCGACATAGCTATTGGCATAGTCTAACCTTATGAAGATAACTTCAGTAAAAGAAGTATTTAACGACCATATAGAAGATATGAGTTTTGTCGTTGATAGCGCTCTTGGTAAGACTATGGCCAAAAGTATAAAAGACGCTTTAAGCCTTCGTAAAATTCTTAAAATTAAAAAAAATTATGATCATTGGACTGAAAGACGAGCAAATAAATAAACTGATCGACTACGGTAAAAAGTGGACAGACATAGGTCTCAGTACAGCTCCTGTGGACATTTTTAAAGCCATGGATAGCATCAAGCTGGCATATAAATATGCTGGCTTAGATTCTCCTAAAGTATTTCTGGGGCCTTTTAATAATCCGGTAGAATGCGCAAAAGCGCAGATCGTAGTTAAAAAACTTCCCAATAATACAGAATGGGAAAAGCTTCAAGTACTTGACATTATGGAAGGTACAGAGTTTTCTCCACAAGAAATAGAGGAAGCTATAGCCGAGCAAATGCACGGCTATCATGATAGCGAATGGTTGTGCTCATATGACTTTATAAAAGACATTAACGACGAACTGTTCGAATTAGATACTCTTAAAGGACTAATGGCTGTAGCTGAAAATGTGGGATGGTGGGCAGCATACGATAAAGTTGCGTTTATTCAGGATAGACCTGAAGAGATTCACTTTGATGAGAATGGTGAACTTCATAACGCTGACGGTCCAGCGATTAAATGGCGGGGAGAAGATAGAGGCTACGACATATATTGCATTCATGGAGAGCTGCAGCCTCCTCCAGCATAGACCATATTGGTAGGGTCAACAAAATGGTACTGGCAAAGCCTTTTGCCATACGTCTGACTGACGTTAAAAGGAACAAGTATATTAACAACATGCACGACTATTCAGAAATCAGCAATTACGAAGATAGGGAAGAGTTTTGCGGATTAGCCGCGATTCAACAAAACTTAAACTGGGCGTTATCTCTTCCAGGCGATCCAGCTTTCAAAGAGCTTTGCACATTTGTGGAAAATACGCAGAGCTGCGAAGGCATCATTGAACAGATCCGTAAGGGTTACAATGACCCAGACTCACTGGCGAAGATTAAATCTGCCGTCGAGTGTATGATAAAAGAGACCTCCTAGTACGGAGCAAAAGGGCAGGTGCGGCTGCTCTTTTTTAGCTATCAGACATCTATTGCTTATAGTATAATTGTTTTATGGATAAATCTAAAGTTGCCTCGAAAAAGAAACCCAAGGATCAGCCAAGAAAAGACACTAGCCCAAAAGTATACCAGAGAGAAAAGATAGATTTTGATCTTCATATCAGAGAGTTACCCTGGACTGAAAAACAGAAGGCCCTTATAGAGCTTGGAGGAAGCAGAGATTGCAGAATTATATTCCTGGCAGGTCCTGCAGGTAGCAGTAAAACCCTCAGCGCTGTACGTATAGGTTTGGAGCTCCTTAATCAAAAGAAGGTTAGCGATCTTGTGTTTGTTAGAGCAGCTGTAGAAAGTGCTGACTCTAAACTAGGTTTTCTTCCTGGAGACATTGCAGGAAAATACGAACCTTACATGGGTCCGTTTGAAGACAAGATTGAAGAGCTTCTTCCTGCAGGTGAAGTCAAGCGTCTCAAGGGCGAGGGCAGGTTCATCTATCAGCCTATTAACTTTGTACGTGGCGCCAGCTGGACGGCTAGGTGTGTAATTATAGACGAATGTCAGAACATGACTATCAACGAGATTCAGACACTGCTTACTCGTATCGGCAAGTTTACCAGAATGATTCTTTGCGCTGATAGTGCCCAGAGCGATCTGCCTAAAGCCAAACAAGGAGGCTTTGATAAGTGTTTGCATATGTTCAACACAGAACAAGCAGAAAAAATGGGCATCTATAGTTTGGCTTTTACTAACGAAGATATTATGCGTAGTGAGCTCTGCAAGTTCATTGTGCAGACATTTGAAGATAACCACAATATTTTACACCCTACCCATTAACATGAAGACACTTGCATATATTTTTATGGGCTTAGGTATAATTATTTCTAGCGCCGTAGGTACACTGGTAGCTTTAATTACGCTAATCAGAATATTTTTTTAATGAAAAAAGATCTGTGTATATTTGCGATATTTGCATTCATTTGCCTAAGCGATATCTTTCCAGGGCAACATGAAGACGATTCGTATATTATACGCAGAATATATTTGGATGTACTGGGTGTAGTACCTTTGCCTCACGAAATAGACTGGTATTGCGTCTATAATGATAATGGCTATAATATGGCCATAGAATGGGTATTATCCAGACCTAGAGATAAATGGACTCAAGGCTGGGAAAACATGAACGAAGAAGACGTTCGGAAAACTTTGGCTTCTCAAAGTTACAAAAATTTTAAAAAAATGCCTTTGAGTAGAGAGCAATTAAATAAGCAGTTATGCTATTTGGCGGGAGAAGAATATACTGACGATTATGCTAGTGTTTTGAGAGCTAGAGGCAAATTAATTAAATATGCGCTGGAAGCTACAGACAGCGAGGTGGATGCTATAGACCACTTAGCATATCAGCTGATGAGCAGAGTTACCAATATAAATGAAGCTAATTATCTTAAAGGAAAACTAAAAGATTATAAGCAAACAATTAAAAACGAACAGCTCGCCTGGGAATGTGTCCTAGACGAGCTGTTGGGTTTTGAGGATGTTAGAAATAGATAGTCTATGCGTAAGCTAAAAGACTGTTAGGATTCTTCATATCTAGAATACCGTGAGCATTATACAAAATCACAGGTTTAATATTATTAGCTTTTGATTGTACAGTACCTGGAATTTCTGTAGGAAGAGAAGTTTTTGGTAATGAGTCAGATACATTGACAACTGCAGCTACTAGAGGCTGTACAGCCATATAATTACTTACTTGAGGGGAGGTTATAGCGATAGGTGGGATAGACATAGCGTTATATTAGCAGATATCAACCTACCGTCAATATACTAGCTGTTAATTATAGAATTACTGGGACCGCTTATCTTTCCTCTTCTCTTTCTCTCTTCTTTTATTTTAGCTAGTTCTATTGGAGATAAAAAATGTTCTAGAGAGCTGTTATCAATACTTGCATCCAAGTCTACAAGTATCTCTTTAACTTCGCTTACTGGAGTACCGCTCACAGGATCAGCCTGATAAAATTGCACTTTTTCTTTTTCAGTGTCTGGGATTATTCTGCGTTGTGCAATTTCTTCAGGGTCTTTTTCAACTTTTATAACTATTTCTTCATGATCTGTTTTTTCTAGTTGAGGAGCAGGCTCAGGTTCTACTTTTTTTTTACACTCTCAGATTCACTATGCTGGATATCGTAACCTTGCGGGGTATCTTGCGGGGAAACTTGCTGGGTCTTAATCCCGTCGAATTCTACAGGTTTAAGTCTGGAGATATATTCTAACTCTTCTTCTTTTTTCCTTTCTCTTCTAGCTTCTAGCAACTTATTCCAGGCCAAGACCAAAGTGACTGCAAGAGGGTCAAACACAAAGATCAGAGCAAAGATAAAATATCTCACTGCTTCATCTACAGTAGATCCTGTGGCAGCAGCAATAAACTTAAATGACCCCACATCTGTAGTAGTATTCATACCTATCTTTAATTCAGATATATCTTTCTCAATTTCAATGATTCTTTCTCTGTCTTTAGCCAGGGATTCTTCTTTCTGTTTAATCTCGAGATTGGCTTCTTCGATAGCCTTGTATGCCTGCTCTCTAGGAGCTTTATAGTTGCCGGCATCTTTGACTCGCTGCTCCTGATCTTGTCTCAGCGTGGTGAGACTTTTGATTCGTTCGCTATGTTCGGCTACACCTGTTTCGATGGCTGTCTTTTCTGTGGTCAATGCTTCAATCTTACTTTCAAAAGTACCTACAGTAGCAGAATGCACCTGATAGGCTCCTGTGAGGAAGCCGAAGATGCCTAGACTGGTAACTCCCATAAGAGTGAGTACAGCAATACAAAGATATGTCTTCAGCAGGAAGCTGATATGCTTCCAATAGGTATGCAGGAAACTGGCTGCGACCAGCTTACCTATCTCAAGGCTGCTGGCCATAATCCCGATTGCCAGGCTGCTTCCAGAGAACAGAACAATAAGCCCCTTGATACTGAAGAAGGCTGCGCACCCAGCCACAAACAAAGCACTAAAAGCGACAAGTATAATGAATAGCATACTCTTATTATAATACTATTATTTTTTAGTGTATACACTAAATACACCTTCCCTGAAGCTTGCCTCTCACCACAGCATAATTAATAGGTTTTATGGTATAATATTATGAAGGCTAGTTAGCCTTTTTATTAAACTACAAAAATGAAAATATCGAATAAAGTAGCAATGGTCGTATGTAAGGAGTACAAGACGTTCCAAAACGTCTTTGATACGGGAGATTATGAAGACGTTATAAGCTATCATGAAGCTGCAGATCTCCCTATTGAGGAGATGACGAACATGATGAATCATCTGAAGAGGCATATTAAAGTTGTCTCTAAACCAGACGAGGTTGATCAACTTGTGGTAATACTGGATGATTACTATTATCCTAAAATGGCACCACTAGTGAACCTCACACCAGAAATGGGTCCAGTGACTTTTGGTCGTTGGAACAGCAAGAAAAAGAGGTTTGTTAAAACAGGCTATTTAGCATAACCCTAAAGAGCGCACCGGGCAGTACCTATTACTGTCGCTCTTTTTTAGCTACCAGTCATTCTCTATACCCCCCCTGTGTAACTAACTAGTCTTGTGGTATAGTAATTTGAATCGTAGGTTTATAGCTATAGGCTGATAGAAGCGTACCCTTGACATACATACATTTGAATATGCAGGTACGGGCATATTCAACACTGTCTTATACACAGTACACTCGCCGAAGTTGCAGCTAGGGAACTACGGCTACAGTTAAACAACTCAACAAACCTACGAGGCGAGCGTAGAGAGGTTGAGAGTGTTCTGTAGTCATGAAAAGGGCTGAAATGCTTGCCTAGCTAAAGATGGAGCTGCCAAGACTCATCTAAAAACCCGGACTAGTGGCAACAATCACTATGGGCTAAAATCTCCAACCGCTGAGTGCGGCAATGGAGTAAAAGACTATCCTAACCGATAGTCTTTTTTTAGCTATCAGACAAAAAGGAAAGCTGGCCTGGATTTCTCCAGACCAGCCGTCTCGTTCGCAACAACACAACACTAATCTATCAATTAATACCAATTACCGGGTTAACGATTTCTAAATGCAATGTAGGAAAGCCTAGCTCTGGATCATAGTCAAGTCTAGCTCTAACTACTCCATCAATTTCTGTTTTTTCTGCTCCTGTACTGACAAACACTTTTGTAAGTTCTGTATGCTGCGCTGGAACAAACAATACGTTACTGTTCTTGAGTGTTTCTTGCGGCTGGAATGGTTGCCCTGTTATCAAAGCATTGCTGGTTTCTGTCTGGTTATTTAATTCTGTGTCTTGCATAGGATTTATGTTTGTTAAATTAACGCTATCTGCTGCAGGAATATAAGCAAGCGGTTATTTGTTTAATTCTTCAGCTTTATTAAATGTAGACAGTCAGGCTGTCAGCGCAACAACATTTTTACAAAATCTCTAAAAAGATTTTCATTAGAACAATCCAGCCATCTGTTTCTTATTTTTGACTTTACGTAAAACCACCATTTTTGCGCTTCAGGATGCGGACCTATAACACCTATTTTTCCTAGTCCTGCTGTCTGTATTAACGCTGCAGCCTCTCCGTTTTTATAGGTAGCCACAATTTCTCCAATATACTTATCTCCCGTGAAAACAGTGCCGTCATGAAAGTAAAGATCTGCAGGCTTACCTTTCCAGACTACAGAAACAATATCATGCTTGTCATGCTTTACGGTAGCGTTCTTCATCTCAATATATCTATCAGCTTTTGTTTCTTTTGACAGTATATTGAAATACTCATCACCTGCAAAATAAGCTCCCATGCAGATACCCAAATACCTTCCTCCGTCGTGTAGATAGTTCTTAACAATTGAACCTAGCGCTTTTAATTTAGACTTATGGAATTTGTCTGCGTCTCCTGATCCTCCAGGAACTACAAATATATCAGAGCTATTCAACAAGTCTCTAGTCACATTTAATTTTGGTATGCTGCCTGGTCCAACCAACTTTATATTGTAGCCCTCAAACTTCAAGCATTCAACCACACCATCAGCGCAGTCTATGCTACACATAGGATTTTCCACATATACCAATATGGTTTTCTTTTTTGGCATGTCTTACTATACATGGGTGGTTTAAACAATTAAAGTTTATAATTATTGCAGGGTAAGTAAATTGCACATATTTATGGTATAATATTATGAAGGCTAAGTAGCCTTTTTTAACTTAACCTACACCCACAAATCCTAAATTCACAATGAAGCAGCGGAAAGAAAAATTACTGAACCCTCCAGAGTCATCTCACGGAGGTCCAGGGGCGGAAAGACGTATAGCCCTACCCAAAATAACTAAGCCTAGGAACATAGACCTCCCAGATTGGGAGGTAAAGCTATTAGAAAACCCTGGAGCAATCCAGGGCTTAATCTACACAAAAGATGGTAGATTAAGAAGATAACAAAAACCGGTTTTTGTACAAAAACCCCGGCCCAAATTAAGGGCCGGGGAATCTTTTTTTTAGCTGTTGGCTATGCCTGGCAATTCTGACAGTTCATTATATTTCTAGCCAACTCTTGCGCGGGGTTAGCGCTTCTCTGGTAGTACAAGCTTTTGACTCCCATCTCCCAAGCAAAAAGGATCAACTCATTTACATCCTTAGGCTTAGTATCTGGAGGAATCATTAAATTAAGGCTCTGAGACTGGTCGATATACTTTTGACGCTGGGCAGCCTGAATAACGATTTCTTTCTGGCTGATTTCTCCGAAAGTTTTGAACACAGCTTTTTCTTCTTGAGATAAAAATTCAAGATGCTGGACACTGCCTCCTTTGATAAGGATGCTTTTCCATGTTTCTTGATCGTCTCTATTTTTTAATTTAAGTAGTTTTTGCAGGTGTTCGTTTTTATATGTAAATTTTCCTTTAGCAAGATCCTTTACAAAGTAGTTACTGTTTAATGGCTCAACGCTCGGAGATACCTGCCCAAGTATAAACGAACTACTGGTTGTGGGGGCAACAGCAAGAGTTGTAACATTTCTTCTATTGTAACCTTTTAATATAGGGGCCTCGCCATAAGACGCTGCCAGCTCTTCGGTAGCATTGTCTGCGCGCTCTCTGATAAGTTTCCATATTTCCACATTTAAAAATTTGGCCTCCATTGACTCCCATGCAATCATTTTACTTTGGAGCAAAGAATGCCAACCTAGTACTCCCACACCTAAAGCTCTTTGATTTATAGCAAATCTTCTTGGAGCTTCCATATACTGCATGCCTTCTGTTTTATCTATAAACTCTGTCATTACAGCGTCTAAAAAATAAACCATAGTCTCTACCGCATCTGTTTCTTTCCACTCATCATAATTTTCAAGATTTAAAGAAGAAAGATTGCATACAAAAGATTCGTCATGATTGTTCGATAGAGCTATCTCACTGCACAAGTTACTATTTTTAATTTTTAAGTTTTTATCTTTGTAAACTTGTGGAGCCTGGTCATTCATTGTGTCGATAAACACAATATAAGGATAGCCCGTTTCAAACTTCTTTTTAATTACAAGACTCCACAGCTTGCGTTTAATTTTATCTCCATCCCTCATTGATTTAAGCCAGTCATCAGTAACTGTAATGCCAAAACTTAAATCTTGAATGCTATTTCCTTCAGATTTAATTTTTAAAAATTCTTCAATATCTGGGTGCTCAATAGGCAAATATGCCGCAAAGCTGCCTCTGCGTACATTACCCTGGCTTACTACGCTCATGATTTTATCAAACAGTTCCATAAAGTGAACTGCCCCTGTACTCTCTCCTCCTGAGCTGATACTGCTACCCCTGGCTCGTACATCTCCAAAATATGCACTAGTACCTCCACCGTGTTTAGTCATCATCGCTACTTCACTAGCCTTTGTCATAATTCCTTCCATAGTGTCAGGAATATAGCTTCCAAAGCAGCTAATCGGTAGTCCTCTCTTTCTCCCAAAATTACTCCATACTGGCGAGCTTAGAGAGTAAAAGCCTCGACTCATATAGTTTTCAAACTTATCTGCAAAACCAGTTATACCTAGTATTTGTTCTGCAGAATCAGCGATACCTCGAATTCTATGCTCTGCTGTTTCTTCTTCTAGGAGATAGCCGCGCTCTAGGAACTTTCTAGAGTCCTTGTTCAACCAATAGTATTTTTCAGTCATAATTTAAAATAGATCGTCTTCGCTAAAAGATTGATTTTTCTTACTGTATTCAACAGGACGAGAGTGGAAAAAGTCTGTCATGTTGTTACCTAGCAATTCTTCTTCAAACCAAAGACTGTCTTTGAGTGTTTCTTTGTCTACTGTAAAGGGTTGGGGAAACCCTATTTGCTGCATAGATTCGTTGATTCTGTTTTTTATAAACTCTTTCAATATAGCCGCACTAAGTCCTTTCTCCTGAATACCATTCACCATCCAATCGATGATTTTGCTTTCAGACTCAAAAGCAGCACGGGCCTCATCGACAATACGTTCCTGAAGTTCTTTGTCAAACAAATCAGGATATTCTTCTCTAATCGTATTGACTATCTTTATTCCTACCAGCGCATGTATAGCTTCTTCGTTTCTGGTATACTTCACTTGCTGATCTGTATCTTTAAGTACGTTTTTAAATCTGGCAAACCAATTGATAACATAGAACTGGCTAAACAGAGATACATTCTCTACAAACAAAGTAAAAAGAATCAGCGCATACAAATACTGTTTTTTGCTATCTTTATAAAACTTATGCGTATACTTTCTCAGATATTTTACGCGCCCTTGTATCCATTCTAATTTTAGATTTTCTTCAAAAATATCTTCCAGTCCTAATACGGAAAGCAATCGCTCGTACGCGCTGTTGTGAATAACTTCCACGTTTGCCATCACATACCCAAGATCTTGTAAACTAGGGTGAGGGAGATTGTCTCCTAGTTTAGCCCAAAAGGTTTTTACTGCCACTTCTATCTGTCCTATTGCAGATAACGTGCGCACAATAATTTCTCTTTCTTTATCTGAAAGATTTACTTTAAACTGTTGAATGTCAGACTTAAACGAGAACTCTTTGTCTGTCCAAAAGCCGTTGTGCATGGCTTCTATAAATGACTCAGTCCAAGGATATTTGTTAGGTTTTCTAGAGATTTGTTCTTCAAATATCATATGCTTTTTTGGTTAAGGGTTAGTAAACTATACTAGCAAAAAATGAACGACTAAGAGAGTGAATTAACAGCACTCTCTTAAGATTTATAGCTTGCTTTTTGATTACCCTACAAGAGCAATTCCATTAGAAGAAATTTTGTCTAAACACCATGAAGAAAAAGGTAAACTTCTAGATTCTTTATTTAAATTTGCGCAAGACACAATACTGGCGCTAGATTGAGATGCTGCACTAAACCTTGTGGTATTTTTGTTCATTGTGGGGCTCATATCGTGCCTTGTACATATATCTTTCAATAGTTCACTCAGTGCAGATATCTGTGCATCTTCATAGTCTGCCCAATAGCTGTAGCCTTTAAATTCTAAATTAAATACTTTACCAGTATACATGTTGTAGGGCTTGTTAAAACCAAAGGCATAGTACTTACCGTTTTCTTTTTCAAGATACGCCTCGTTGGTTAAAAATATTGATATTGTGCTTTTATTTGCTTCAATAAATTTTTTCCCAGGACCTATGTGATTTGTCCAAAATTCTTCGTCTAAGCATTTGTATATTTCACCATCTCGAAAAATTACATAGTGTCCGGCTCGTCTGTCGGCCATGATCTCCCAGTTTTGCATCAGGCAGGTTTCATTTTTTTGCTCTCCTGTAAAAGTATATTTTGTTCTAGAAAAAGAACTGTGAAGCACAATGTTTGTTTTTTTTGTGCTTCCGTGTACGTAAGTTTTTGAACTTAGTGGATAATTATTTATATTTTTTAAATATTTCATTAGATAGTGATAGTTGACGAATGTTGACGTTTGCTGTGATAGCTTTCTCTAGAGCTGAAGAGTCTCTATTGTAAATTTGATCATATACGATTTCTCTAACTCCGTGAGCATATAGCATGTCAAAGCAAGTGCCGCACGGGAGCATTGTTACGTATATATAGTAAACTTCTCCAGGTTTAGTATATTTCAAGCAATTATATTCTGCATGAATTACGTGAGGTCTTCTTGCGTCCCTGTCTGACCAGTCTATTTCTACTCCCGGCAAAGCTCCATTATACCCTGTGGATGCAGTTGATCTATCGATCCTAAATGCCGCAGCACCAACCGCAACATAGGGATCAGGAGACCTTTGTGCGGCTGTGTAAGCCAGCATCATACCATATTGATCCCAATTGGGGCGCGCTCTTTCTGTGATGTTCATGACATGCTAGCCTAGCACATCATATGTGTGTCTGCAAAGGTTTTTGAGCAGCACTTCAACTTCCTCATCTTTAAGCTTTTCAAAGTTTTTAAACGTAACTTTTTCTCCGTCGTAATAAGCTTTTAAAACACAAGTGCCATCGTAAACGATTGTGATTTCGTCTGTGTCTGTGTTATAATCAAATTCAAAAGTCATTATAGCTTTGTTTTTTAATAATTTCTTACTAATATAACTAATATGGCTACTAGTAAACAAGAAAAAATAATTAAACTTAAAGAATATTTTAAAAATATGAAATTAGACGCTGCCGTCATGGGAAGAACCATGGGTAGCCCTACAACTTTTGTGACGCCGTTAATTATGCTAGATGCAGCTAGTAAGCTATTAAAGGTATATTCTAAGCAGGTTCCTCCTGACGATAGAGATAACGTGGTATTTTCTAAATTTTTAGGCCCAGAAGATTATGTAAAAGAGCATATCGAGCACGATGCTGGAAAAATACAACTAAAGGCTAAAAATAAGCTAAGACAAAAAAGAAACTTATCCTGGCTTCATGCAGGTTTCTTCTCTCCTCAAATTAAATCTGTTTTTGTTGGAAATACGCTAAGCCAAAATATTGAGGGAGTGAACCCTATGGAGCAGTATATGCTGGCCCATAAAGTTACAAAGATGGGTGAAGGAGGTATAGGTTCTAGTGAGGCTATACCCGATTCGTCTAGAGAAGTAAACGAATCACAATTTGGACTTCTTGATCCTATTCAAACAGTAGAAGCAACGACCATCGGGGTAGTAAATTTTTTCGTGCATAACACTAGAAAAGGTGTAGACGGAAAGCTTTACCGACAAGTGATTGATAATGCTACGAATAAACCTGTATGGATTGATCATCAAGAATTCCTTTCTTCTACTATCGATGTGCCTGAACATTGATAATTTGGCATTTGTTTATTTATTAAACTCCAGAGTATACTTTAAACACATATTCTTCAGCGTTTTCTTGTTTGCCGGTCCAGGGATTTATAAATTTTCTTTCCGAAAGGAATGTGCTGCCTGGCGCAACTGACTGCACTTCAAAAAAGCAGCCCTTTATTGCTGCGCTAAATAAAGCTCTTTCTCTGAAGTTTCCTGATGGTCCAGATGCGCCTAAAAGTAGCGGATCGTTGGGATACATCGTTCCAGGGGTATTACAATCTGAACCGGGCGGAACTTGATTCGTACATGCTAAAGACCTATCTAATCCTAACCTATGTTCTCTGATGCCCGCTTGAACGCCTTGAGGTGGACGAATTTCGTCATATGGCTCTTCTCTTCCACATAAATCATGCATTGTCCAAGTTAAGTCTCCTACAGCAATAAAATATAAGCCGTAACTAGTAGGGCCTATATCATTATCGCGATTTCTTAAAAGTTGATCTGCTCTAACTGATTCAGAGATAGATATACCGGTAGCCCCAAATAGTCCCTCGTACGGAAAAATTTCATCAGGCCTTTGAACGTAAGGAAACGCAGCGCTACAAGGGCCACCTTTAAAAGATTCTTTATGTTTTGGAGCGCCATTTTTTACATCTATAGTATCTATGAGTATTGACTTATAGTTGGCAGGCAAGCGAACGGCCTGTTCGAGCTCTGAATAAGCTTCAAATATTTGTTCAGTTACATTTACATTTGTTAGTCCGCCAATTTTAATCCATTCATCTTGCGTGCTGCTGGCTAGATATACTTGAAATGTGCCTATTATTTTTTGTACGGACCCGTACGGGCAAAGTCCAGCGTCAGGACAACAGTAATCACCATCTTCGTATGTTTTTTGGACGCTAAAGTAGGTAGAGCTACCACCCCCTGTTTGGTATAGTCCAGGGCATCCACCAAAACAAGTAGAACCACCATTAGCGCCTGCAGTGCATTCAACTGTCTCATATGACGCACAGCAACTAACCTGACAATCTCGAGGAGAAGGCTGGAGGCTTAGTAGCGGAGTAGGGTATCTCCAAATATCAATTAAATTATAATCTTCAAGTCCATCAGTGCAATAAATGTGCTCTTCTTTTTGAGCGTCCCAAGCAAATGGGGCGGCATAAACTATATCTCCCATAATTTTGTATATGTTGATTTAAGCACCCACAGCAGTACCATAAGTAGGCCAAGCACCAGTGCCTGATCCTCCAGCCGATGCTTCCACTTTACTTTTTTCCCAGTAAAAAAGGGTCTGAGGGTGCGACATTAAAAACCAGCTTTTCATTGTTTTACCATCCATACATACAGTCATAGGTCTAAATTTTACAGCCTTAGACTGAGGATTCCAATTGTTGATACTTGGGTGTATATCAAAGGCATTTTTTAAAAGATCAGGATCTCCTGGATGCGGGGGGGCAACGCTCAGGCAACCTCCTACAGTGTTCGTTCCGCATCCTATCATTATTGCTTGATTACTGGCGCCGGCGCCATTATCTTGCATTAGGTAATTTGATGATTGCGTAAAAAGCATAAAGTCAGGACCCATGAAGCATCTTTTTGCTGTGCTGCTTGTACTGCTGCCTTGCATATCTGACATCTCTATATAGGTATTAGTGGTTGCCATTGTGCGCCCCCATCTTGCCCAATCTTGATCGCCGTTAGTGGGGGAATCAAAATGATTTATGCTGACAAGACCGCAGCTTACAGCGGCGTTTACTTTAGTTCCATTAGATCTCCATAAACCTTTACCTTCGCAAACTTGAAGGTGAGTGCCCTTGAAATTCCCCCCTGGTGCATCTGGGTCATCGGCAGCACATTCGCCGCAACAGGACGAGCCGGTTATGTCGTCAACCGTTAAGTAAGACAACTCCAAGCCGGCGGAGGTGTTCTGATTGCTTGACTGAGACGGATCGCAGGCATAGCCGCCGCACGATTCGGCGCAACTTCCGTCAGCTCCATCACTTCCGTCTACGCCGTCTGCCCCGGCATCACCCTGAGGGCCCTGAATTCCCTGCGGGCCCTCAGGGCCCATTACGCCGGGTTCTCCTGGCGGTCCCTGCTCTCCAGGCAGGCCGTCGGCGCCATCATTTCCGTCAGAGCCATCTGCTCCGTCGGCGCCGTCCTGCCCTGCCTCGCCTGGAGTACCTGGTTCTCCTGGTTCTCCTGGCTCTCCTGGATCTCCTGGATCTCCTGGAGGACCCTGTGGACCGGGTTCGCCTGGAGGCCCCGGAGGACCTGCTGGCCCAGGGGGTCCAGCTGGCCCTGGCTCTCCGTCAGCCCCGTTTGCGCCGTTTGCGCCGTTTATTCCATTTGTTCCGTTTGCGCCAGCTGGGCCTGGTGCCCCGGCTGGACCTGGAGGACCTGGAACCACGGGCACATCAGGAGGACAGGGAACAAAAAGATCGAAAGATAAGGCACATTGACTTATTCCATTTTTATCTACAGGGCCAACTGCATTTATTGTAGCATAGCCTCCGCAAACATTTGTTGTATTTACAACCGTAATAAATTCACACGCAGCTCTCGCAGGTACAGCTTCCTGTGGAAGTGCAGGGACTATAGTGACATCTGGAAAATTAAAATTACAAGACTCGAGAGCAGGAAGCAGTGGTCTTGGTGTAACATCGGGCTCTACGGCTGGCGGAAGCTCGCATTTTTCAGGAAGTTCCGCAGGGCTCTTCGGAACATAGCTAGTATAGTATTTCTGGTCCCAGACCCCATCTAAAGACTTACCTAAATGTATATTGGCATTATCAATCCTGTTAGACATTAGAGAAGTTTATTAAATAAAGTATAAAAAAGCAAGGACAACGGGGCAATTATAAAATACGCGTAGGCTTCAAAAATGATGCAATTAATAACTCCTACCCAAAAGCTTAAGCATACAGGACAAATTAAAAGTCTTACTATAAAATAATCTTTATAATACTCTGAAATAAAATCTACATAACCACCGTCATATCCATCTTTATGTAATTTGTTGTACTCTTCTAGTTTAAATAAACCAGACAGTTTAAACAAATTCATATATTCTGCAAAGGCATTAGTTCTTAGCCAGATTAGTATAAAATAACCTGCAATTATGGATATGACGGCGGCTTTAATCATAGACTATTTTTTAATTACATTAACTCCATCAAGTTCTAAAATTCTAGTTTGAAGTTCTTGTAGTAAATTTTTTTGTGCAAGAGACGCAATTCTCATATTGCTTAATTGCTGCAGCTGCTCATTGTATTTTTTAATATTAGCTTCTTGTTCGGTTAAGTTTTTTTCCACTTGTTTCAAGCCATCTGTAATTAGCAGGATAGAGATATGCTTTTTAAGCGGATCTTCTTCCGTCACTATAGGAAGTTCAACTCGATCATTTTTTTGAGAAGTTTTATTTTTTTCAGGTACATAGTCTTCTCCTGGCAAGACTATAGTTTGTTTTGTGTCTGTAGTCATATTAATTAGTTTAATTCGTTGTTATCGGTTAGAAGATCTTTGATTTCTGCTTGAATTCTTTTGACTTCTTCGTTGTGGGCTTTGACCACATCTCGTTTATTTTTCTTTGCAACCTCGAGATCAATTACAAGGTTGTAGATTTTTTGTTCTTTTGTTGTTTGTTGTTCAGGCATAATGACTTATTGTTTAGTTGAGCTTTTGCTCAATTAAAAACATACTACATACAAAAAACAGGATCAAGCGATTTTTGCACAAAAAAGACGCAGCTTTTGGCTGCGCCTCTTTTTATTTCAACTGGTCGTTTGCTTAGTTTCCTGTTGCGCCGGTTGCGCCGGTTGCGCCCTGGGCTCCGGTTGCACCAATGATGTTTTCGTCGCCAGAGGCTGTGCCGCTGCTTGCTCCGGTGTTGACTGTAACCTTAAGCAGGTCTCCCTGAGTAAGATCATTGGCTGGACGCCCTGTTCCGCGCACATATTCAATCACATAACTGATGTCTTTTTTCTCTGTGGCTCTGAGCGTTAACGGGCCACTGAGATCAGTGCCTGGAAGAACATAAAGCTCTGCCGGATTAGTTGTGTGAACAATAATTGTGGCTCTGATGATGTCGCGAGCAGGCACGTCAGAGAAAACAAGCGTATCTCCGTTTGCATAGTCTAACTCATCAATTACCCCATAGCTAACTTGGAGTCTTTCATAGCGAGAGCTCTTCAAGCCGCCCACGTCTTTAGCGGAAGCTGTTCCTGGTACATTTACTGCGATTTTTTTGACTGAGATGTTTTTAGGCATATTATTATTTATTTAGTTGTTTTTTGTTTATTTAACAACAGAAAGCCAGGACGCAACAGGAACACTGTTCCCAGAGGATCGCGGATCTACTCCATTGCTAAAAGTATTATTACTTAATGTAAAAAGTTTTGCAAGAGTTAAATCCAAGAAGGATAGCCTGTCCTGTTAGGTCTAGGTTCCATTCTATAGTCTATAAACAATTCTTCGTCTTGAAAAATAGGCTGCGCTGCAACAATAACTCTGTCTCTAATGATCCAGTCGCAATTAGGTTCTCTTGAATGATTTATAAATGAAAGCTTTGAAAGTTTGCAGCTTGTTTCCCCGGAGGAACTGTCAAACAGCGTACATGTATTTACTGAGGAAAGATTGTAATCCACAACTACATCTCCAGGGTTAAAGTCTTTTGCGGCAAACAAGCCAAAACCATCAACGCCAGATTTTTTGACGTAAGTAGCTGGACCATTATCTTCTTCAACTTTAAACATACTCATACGGACTAGTTATTATAGGCTACATCAACAACATTTCACTAAAAAAGTTCTCCCATTTTTCATGATGCTCAGCAATATCATTATGTGAGCATCGGCTAAACATAATCTTGCTGGCGTTTCTGTAAAAAGAAGGAGATGGTGCTCCTTTTTTATATCTACGCTCTAGCGCAGGCAAGAAAAAAGATAAACTTACAAGACACTTTTCAGCCAGCGTTATTCCATGGTCGTCTATAACATAAGGAAGAGGATCTTTAGTGTTTATGTGCTTATGTACTATTACAGCTACAGTATGACACTCATTGTGAGAGCTTGCAAATTCTGCAGTCATACAAATTAAAGCAAGAATATCCAGAGGCTTGCTGGTAAGAATATCTTCGTTTTGAATTATCTTATGTCCAAGAGATTCCATCAAAACCTTCCTGCTTGACGGATCTTCTTTATAGATAAGTTTTATCCTCTGGCAGTCATCTGGAGAATATAACTCATCAATAAGCGCCATAGCTATCCTCCGCCTATAAGAATATCGTACAGCTTATCTACCTCGTCTCCAGTGTAGGTCATTCTATTAATATTGTATATTTTTTCGCCCCAAGCTTGACGTATAGAACTTTCTGGAATTCCGAGATCTCTAAGCAAACCATAAAGTTTTATTTGTGAATTCTTAACCATAAGAACAAAAAGTTGTTTTTCTGGAAGAAATAAAATTCTGCCTGCTTGCCCGGTTCTAGGGGCTGGGTTAATATGAGCTTCAGGAATTCCATCCTGTCTTATTCTTGAATATACGCCAGGTAAGAGTCTTTGTTGATTTACACTTTCGTATTCTGACCCATTATATATTACAGTGTTGTGGTTTGTAACATAAGGAATATGCGCCAGCGTAGTGTTTTTAGACTCTACCACTTTGCCTGAAGCTTTATGTATTAGATCAATTGTGCCTTTTAAAGGAACAGTTAGATCTTTTTTCTCTAATACTGCTTTTTTCTGAGCAGACGTAGTTACTTTAGGAGATTCAATTTTTAAATTTTTAGCCTGAAGTTTAAAGTCTTGAGTTTCAATGGTATTAATTTTTTTGCCAAAAGCATCTATAGCTGTATCAAACAGCATATTTCTCAATCCTTGAGGATCAAAAAATGATCTTGTATTCTTAGGATGATTTGGTTGCATGCTTTGTCAACTTAGCTTTAACTGCTCTGGTAATATTGATCCAGGTGGTGTGATACTCTTCAGGATTTTCAAAATCTTCACAAGAAAGGTTGATGTCAAATCCTGAGCCTGGATATACAATTTTGTTTTCGCTAGCTCCAATTTCTTCCATAAACGATCCTTTGATGTTTATTGCGGGAATGTAAATCTGTTTATTTGCTGACATAATTTACCTTAAAATAAATGGTTGTCGTACGCAAGGCAAGACATTACACCTATTCTTTAAGTAGTTTCTCCAGATAGGCTCTATTTTCTTCTTTTTCCAAAAGATGCGCCATTTCAGGGTATTTAGAAACAATTTCTATTTTTTTAGCGTCTGTATCGGGATGTACAGCATTTTCTGCTTTTGATTTATTTGTGATTACATCAATTGCTTTATTAGCCAGTCTGCTCTTAACGGCTACAGCCAAAGCGTCAGTAATAGGATCTCCTGCAACTTTAATAGGTTGTCCTGTATTCATATTATTCACAGATCCTACTTGATTTTCAGGGAGAGAGTCTAGAACAGTAGGTCTTCTGCCTGTATGCACATGTATTACAGGTGGGCGTTGCTGCAAATTCTTTGGTTTGCCGGAGGCTAAAAGAGGCAATAACGCGGGAAGATATCCGGCGAGCGATCCTAATCCTCCTCCCGACATCATTCCTCCCATTGCTGATGCTCCTAAACCGGCTACTCCTGCTCCGGCAGCCATTCCACCAGCACCAATTAAAGGTTTTTTAAACCCTCCTTTGGGTGCTGCTGATTTTTCTAGCGCGGAGGCTATTCCTTTATTAAGCTCGTTCCAATCTATTTTCATACTATGCGTAAGGTTGAAGTTCGACTCTAGTAGGAAGATTTTCCTGCATATACTCATCAGGCTCTTCTCTCATTTTCTTTCTTAACAAATATGTAATGTATGCTGAGCCTGCCGCAGTTCCTAGTAATCCTGTAGATGCGGTATCTATAGCAGGCTGAAGAGGTTTCTTTGCAACTTTAAGCGCTTCAGAGAGAAGTCTTTTAACCGACCCCTCTTCAATAGCTGTATCGTCATTTTCTGCATGCTTTTCAAACATTGCTGCATAGGCTATTCCGTTACAAAAAGCGTTTACATTAGGAGTTTCTTCTTTTTCAGATCCTGTTTTAATTTTACTTAAAATATTAATATATTCTTTTTGCGCGTCCATTAACTCTTTTTGAATCCTTGCTTTCTCCTGCATATAATATTCTTTTTTTGCATCAGAAAAACCTTCTCGGCCTCCTGCGAGCATTTGTAGCGGCTGATTTCCTGTTCTGAAGGCTCTAGCAAATATTCCTGGAGATTCTCCTGTATCGTAACTGCCTATTTTTTCTGGAGGATAGCCCATGTTTGCCTGCATTTCACGCATCTGCTGTTCGGCTATAAATCTACGCAAGATTTCAGGGTCAACATTTTCCTGCGGACTTTGTGGTTGGATTCTTCTATTATAGTTAAAATTTCTTAATTTTTCTTGAATCTTTTCATCTAATAGCGCTCCTGCACCTAGGCCTAACATACCTCCGAGAAGCCCTCCCTTGCCTATTTGTTTAAGATGATTTCCGAGACCTAGGGCTTTATTACTTACAGCAGAGCCCAGTCCTCCTCCGTAAGCGGCGCCAAGCAATCCTCCTGTGTATTTTGAAATGTCGGGATTTACGGTATAGTCTTCAGCCTGCGCTGCTGCAGTTTTTTGATGCGCAGCTAAAAGATTTGCTGGAATAGGAATACGAAGAACACGTTCATCCTCAAGCATATTATTCATGCTTGCATTACGCTTCAATTTCTCCTGCTCTCTTGCTAGCTGCAAAGCACTAAATAGGCTGCGCCCTAACAGTCTGGATGCTTCCTGTTCTTCTTCTGGAGAAAGAGGTATTTCTGTAGATGCTTTTTTTGTAATCATAATTATTTATCTTCTTTTTTACTTCCGTATATTATAAAAACTCTAAAGTTACCCTGAGGAGTCCATGTATCTTTCCATAGAGTAATCATATACTTTTTGTTATTCATCAATTCATTAAGCATGTCCTGATCTTTTTGCTGCTCAGGATCCAGGATGATATTTTTAAATATGTAGTCATCCATTTCCTGCGCTTTGGGTCTCTTCTTGATACCCTTGGCCATTTCATAAGCATCAATTACAGCTTCAGGGTCAAACCCTTTATTGGTAACTTCATTTCTTACATTTCTTTTCTTGG